TCACATCAACACCGCAAATGATGAAGGCACCGCGTTGTTTGAGCTGTTCCTAGACACGTCAGGCGCTAAAAAAGTTAGTTTTGACGGTGTGGTGACATCAGCCGAACTCACCGCGACGGTGGGTGAACTTGAAATCATCACCGTTAATTTCACCACTAACGGCACCATCACCACTGCTATCTGATCATGGCTCTCTATCGAGGACAACAAGGCACCATCAAGTTCGACAAGGACGCTGGCGGTGCAGCACTTTCCGAGATCGCTGCAGTGCGGTCTTGGTCGCTCTCAGTTGAGAAAGAATCGCTGGAAGTCACCGACCACGGCGATACTTTCCGCGCATACGTTGGGGGCTTAGTTGGGGGCACAGGTTCCTGCGAAGTGCTTTATGACGCACCTGGCGCGGGCGACAAACTGGATCTAATTAAAGAGGCATTGACCACGGAAGATCCAGCCAACGCAAACTTTGAGTTGTATCTAGATGAAAGTGGCGACAAAAAAATGTCGTTTGCTGCTCTAGTTACAGGCGCAGAATATAGTGCTACGGTTGGAGAGCTTGAAGTGATTACGGTCAACTTCACCGCCAACGGTACTATTACTTCCGGTATTTAATGCCTGCGACTCAAAGAACGGTTGACATGCTGGTTGGGGCGTTTGATCTCAACCAGCGTCGTAAATTTGAACTAAAAAACGCTGAAGGCAAGAAAGTTCTAGATCTGTTTTTCAAACCAATCACACGCGCTGATCGGAAACGCGCTCAAAACCTTGCCAACAGCGAGGAAGCATTAGACATCAGCACGCAGATGCTGTGCCAGATGGCAGAGCTTGAGGATGGAACAAAAGCTTTCGCCTCAGCAGATGCACCAAAATTGCAACGTGAGCTGCCTGAGTCTGTTCTGAATGAACTTGAGCTGTTCTTGTTTGGGCTTGGCGATGATGCCGACTTGCAAGACGCAAAAAACGACTGAAGCAGGACAGCTGGGCTTATTTTGAGTTCTTCCTGGCCTGCGAATTAGGCATGACCGTAAGCAGGCTTCGCAACGAATTGACCGATGCGGAGCTTATTTACTTTGCTGCCTACCACGAACTGAAGGCTGAAAAGGAGCAGCAAGCAATCGATCGCGCCAAGCAGCAACGGCGGTAAGCTGGGACAAGTTAGTTGGCTGATGTGACCACAGTCCTTACAGCCAAGTTTGATTTTTCTCAGCCGAAGTCTGCCATCAAGGGGACGCAGGCACAGGTTGACCAGTTAAAAAATAAAGCCAAGGGCGCACAAGGCGCATTAGACAATGCGGCTAAGTCTGCAAAGGGTGCAGGCGTTGCATCTGCGTTTTTTGGCAAAGCGGCAACGGGAGCGGTCCCAGGTGTTGCGGCCCTAGGCACTGCCTTAAAAACAGCTTTAGGGCCCATCGCTTTGCTGACATCAGCGGCGGGTGTTCTTACCTCTGCCTTCTCGACGTTGGCTCAGCAGGACTTTGCGGAAGCCAAAGTGCGTTCGCTTGGTGTTGACAGCGAAAAGCTAACGAAACAACTTGCCGGAGTCAGCCGAGAGTTGGCTGGTCAGGCCAGCGTGACTGAACTAACAGGCGCGGCCTATGACGTGGCTTCGGCTGGTTTTACCAATGCGGCAGATGCGGCAAACATTCTTAAGGCGGCCAGCCTGGGCGCAACAGGTGGATTCAGTGACATCAACACGGTTGGGGATGCCACGACATCTGTCCTAAACGCCTACGGCTTGGAGGCAGACAAGGCGGCCAAATTGGTCGATGGATTCATCCAGACGCAAAACGACGGCAAAATTGTCATTGGAGAATATGCGGCAAATATTGCGAAAGTGGCCCCAGTGGCGGCTGCTCTAGGTGTGCCTCTAGAGGAGATCAACGCTGCAGTGGCCCAGATCACCGCTGGTGGTCAAGGAGCAGAGGTTACTTTTACGGCACTTAAAACAGCCTTCGCCCAAGTAGCCGCAGGCAAGGTTGGCGACGAGTTCAAAAAGTTTGGAGTAGATATCAGTGCATCGACCCTCAAGTCAGATGGCCTTGCGGGCACGCTCGAAAAGATTAAAAAATCTGGCGCTGATGCTGGCACCATCATCAAGGCGTTTGGCACAGAGGCAGGCCCTTCAATCCTGGCCCTGCTAAACGATACGGAGAAATACAACAGGCTTCTAGAAAATCAAAAGAACTCGCAGGGTCAAGCGGCAAAAGCAGCCTTTGAGGCCAGCGACACAATTAACGGTGCCCTTAAGCGACTGCAAACAGCTTTTACAAATATCTTTGCCGATGGCGCAGAGCTTGGCGTGTTGCTCAAAGGCACATTCCAGGTGGCGGCAGTAACTGTTGAGGTCTTTGGGGCTGCGTTGAAGTTAGTTCTGGCCCCTATCCGTGGGCTAATTCAAGGTGTCACAACATTTTTTGAGAAACTTTCCCCGTTTAAGGAAAACATAAGCCTCGCCCAAAAACTAGAGGAAGGATTTCAGGCAGTGATGAAAGCGGTTGATTTTGGAACCAAAGCCATCACAGGTTTCTTCGCTGTTATTGGTGAGGGGTATTACACACAGCTGGGAAATGTTCTTAATTTTGCTAATTCCATCAGGGAAGGCATCGTCGGTATCTTTAACGACCTTGGCGCAACGATTCGCAATACCATGGCGGGTCTTTACGACAATTTGCCTGGGCCGATCAAATTTATTATTGATCAAGCGGGCAAAAGTTTTAATGCGGTCAAAGGTTTCCTAGGTGATGCGGTTTCTGGCGTCGTTAATAAAATTAGAGGGGCTGGCCAAGGCATCGCCCAAGGCGTCAAAGAGTTGGCCATCGTTGGTGGTTTTGACCCGGCGGCATCGACCCAAAGCACCGCAGCAGCTGCCAACGTTTCAGCTGCCAACGCGATACAACAAACAGGCGGCGACCTTTTAACGCCTGGTGGCAAGCCAAAAACAAAAGAACAAACAGACGCCGCAAAAGAAAGAGCGGATCAGCTAGCGCAAAAAGACAAACTGCTGAAGAAACTTGATCGACAGTTTCAGCTAGAAACCGCAGTCGATGACAAGCAACGGCGTCAGCTTGAGCTTAATTTTAAGCTTGCAGATCTTAAAACACAGTTCCCTAAGCTGACAGAAGACGAACTTAAGCCGTTAGAAGATAAGCTAAGACTCAGCCACGACACAGTAGAAAGCAAACTCCTTCAGGAGGCTTTAGATAAAAAAGCTCAAGAAAATGCAGATAAACTTACCGCTCAATATGAACAGTTAGACAGTGCATTTAGAGACGGCATTGTTGATTCAATTATGTCCGCAGTTGATGGCACTAAATCGCTTTCTGATTCTTTGGTTGGTGTTATCAAACAGATGGCAAAGCTGATTTTGCAGCAGCAATTAATGAACGCCTTGTCTGGCTTTAGCTTTTCAAGTTTCTTTGGATTTAGGGCTAACGGTGGGCCAGTGTCAGCCGGGAGCCCCTACATAGTTGGCGAGCGAGGCCCTGAAATGTTTGTCCCTAGCGGTTCAGGCAAGATCGTGGCCAACGATCAGCTGGGAGGTAGCACCAACGTTGTCGTAAACGTCGATGCCAGCGGTACTAACGTGGAAGGCAATGAAGGCTCATCACGTCAGCTTGGCGCTCTTGTTGGCGCTGCTGTTCAGACTGAGTTAATCAAGCAGCAACGACCTGGAGGACTCTTAAGCCGATGACAGCTAGCTGGGACTCATCTGTAAATTTGCAGCCGTCTTACGGCACTACAAAGGCCAGCCAGCCGATTGTCCGTCAATCACAGTTTGGCAGCGGTTATCAACAGGTCGGGAGCCTTGGCATTAACCAAAACCCGAAAGCTTTTACGTTGTCTTACAACCTGTCAGAGGCAGAGTCAGACACAGTGGAAACGTTTCTAGATGCTCGTGGTGGCATTGAGAAATTTATTTTTACGCCACCAGGTGAAAGCAGCAGCATCAAGGTGCGCTGCGCTAGCTGGAACAAAACGATGACAACTAAAGGCCGCGTTCAATTGACCACAACTTTTATTCAGGTGTTTGAAGCATGAGCACGCCGCAGTCAATTCAAGAACAGCTTCAGTCCTTGGAGCCGTCAGCAATTATCGAGCTGTTTCAGCTTGAACTGACGGAAGCCATCAACGGTGTTAACCAGGTGTATTACTACCACGCAGGTACAAATGAATTGACCACTGATGTTGTTTTCAATGGCTTGACATATACAGCCACGGCGATCGAAATAGAAGGCTTTCAAGCATCGACTAAAGGCGTTTTGCCTCGTCCAACCATGCGGATCAATAACACTAATAATGCTATTTCAGCCCTGCTGTTGCTCTACAACCC